CGGCGCCGAGGTCATTGTCGAGGAAAAGCGCGGGCAGTACGAGATCGCCATCAACCGCCTGCGTTGGGAGGAAATATTTTTTGACCCGCACAGCCGGGAGAAAGACTTTTCCGATGCGGCCTATGTTGGCTGCCAGAAATGGATGACCGTCGACAGCGCGGTAGAGACATTCGGCCCGGCATGGGAAGGCGACGAAGCCGACCTTGTTGAGCTACTCGAAACCTCGATGCGCTCCACGCAGGACGGCGAGACGTGGGAAGATCGGCCATTCCACAGCAACTCGTTCCAGTGGGCTGACCGCAGGCAGAAGCGGGTGCGCGTGGCGCAGATGTACTACAAGGCAGGCGGCGTTTGGAACCTCGCTATTTTCTGCGCAGGTGGCCCGATCCTGAACACACAAAGCCCGTATCTGGACGAGGATGGCGTCCCGACCAACCCCATCATCCTAATGACCGCCTACATTGACCGGGAAAACAACCGTTACGGCGTGGTTGAGGGGCTAATCAGCCTGCAAGACGAGATCAACAAGCGCCGGTCGAAGTTGCTGCACCAGTTGAACAGCCGGCAGGTGATGGCGGTCAAGGGCGCGGTGGACAGCACGGCGGCGCTGAAGCGGGAACTGGCCGCGCCGGACGGCGTGATAGAAATCAACACAGAGGCAATGGAGGACGCGGCGCGCGTTGGCGTTCGTCCGTTTGAAATCCTGCCGCAGAATGACCAGATTTCCGGTCATTTCAGTCTTCTGGCCGAAGCCAAGGCCGAGATTGATGAAATCGGGCCGGATGCGAGCCTGACGGGCAGCGAAGGCAAGTCGCAGTCGGGCCGCGCCATCCAGGCGCAGCAGCAGGCGGGCATGGCGGGCATCGCGCCGATTTACGACAGCCTGCGCGATTGGTCCTTGCGCATTTACCGCGCTGCTTGGGAGCGGATACGCCAATACTGGACCGAGGAGCGGTGGATCCGCGTTACGGACATGCAAGGCGGCGTGGACTTCATGGGCCTGAACGTCCCGCAGGTGGATGAATTCGGACAGGTGATGGGCATTCAAAACGCAATCGGGGAAATGGACCTAGATATCATCATTGATGAAGCGCCCGACCAGATCACGCTACAGCATGAGCAATTCGAGCAACTGGCGCAGATGGCGCAGCAGGGCATTCCAATCCCGCCGGAGATGCTGATCGAGGCGTCCAGCCTGACGAACAAGCACGAACTCTTGCAACGCATGGAGCAGCAGCAAATGCAGGCCATGCAGGCGCAGCAGGCGCAAATGCAGCAAGAGCAGCAATACAAGATGGCCGAGGCGATGGCATCGGTAGAGCGCGATATGGCCGCCGCGATGAAGGACAGCGCGGGCGCCGAGAAAATCGCGGCGGAAACACAAGATTTGCAGGTCGAAACCGCTCAAAAGGTGGTGGGGCTGCGATAGCCGACGCCGGGCTTAACGGGCGTTCACGCTTTCCAGAGCGCATCTGGACCCGTCGCCGGGGAACGGGCGGATTCGTGTCTCACAGCGATAATGGAGAATGACCGACATGGAAGCGGACAAGCTGAATTTTCTGGACGAAGACGGACCTGTCGAAGAGGCATCCCACGAGGATGTTGATTTGGCGCCAAGCGATCCGGTTGAAGAACCGGAGGCGCCGGAACCTGAGCAGGCCGAAACGGGCGAACAAGACGCGGAGCCGCCAGCCGCAGCGCCGGAATCGAAGCAAGACCACGTTCCGTTGATGGCATTATTGGACGAGCGAGAAAAACGGCAGGAGGCGCAGCGGGAGCTTGAGGCTCTGCAACGCCGGATTGCCCATGCGCAGCAACAGCAGCAGCAGCAACAGCAACGACCGGACTTTTTCGAAGACCCGGACCGCGCGTTGCGGCAGGCCGTGGCTCCAATGGAGCAGGCGTTGGTGCAGCAGAAACTATCTCAAAGCCGGTTCTTCGCCGAAAAAGACTTCAGCAAGGAGTTGATCGAGCGTGCTCTTGAGTATTTCGACCAACACCCGGCTGAGAGCATTCATCTGATGAACCACCCGTCGCCGTTCCACGCGGCGGTTGAGTATTTCCAGCAGCACGACCCAAGCGAGCGCGAACGCCTGTTCAACGAGCAGGTTGAGGAGCGTGCGAAGGAATTGGCTGCGCAGCAACTCGGCTCGTCCCGACCCAAAGCGCCCCCGCCCTCGATGGCAACAGCCCGAGGCGTGGGGAAAGACTCAATCCAGTCGGGCAATGCGTTTGATGCACTGTTCGGCGAGTAACCCTCGGAGTAAATCCAATGACCGCAACAACCGTTGCAACGGCTTCCCAAGTCCAAAAGTGGGATGCCGACTTTCTCGCGGAATATGTCCGCAATTCCGGCTTCAAGCCCTACATGGGCAGGGGCTCTAACTCTGTCATCTGCGCGAAGTATGAACTGGCTTCGGGCGGCAAGACCATCAACATCCCTCTCGTCACCCGCCTGACCGGCGCTGGCGTTTCGGGCGGTTCTGCGCTTGAGGGGAACGAAGAAGCACTTGGCAACTACAACCATGCGATCTCGATTGCGTGGAAGCGTAACGGCGTTCTGATCACCAAGGATCAGCAGCACTGGACCGAAATGGACCTTCGCAAAGCCGCGCGTGACCAGTTGTCGAATTGGGCGATGGATGGCCTTCGCGATGACGTGATTGCCGCTTTCCGCTCTATCGGCGGCGTGGCCTATGGCTCCGCAACCGAGGCGCAGAAGGACGCATGGATCGACAACAACACCGACCGCGTGTTGTTCGGTTCTGCCGTTGGCAACCTCTCGACCACCGCCCCTGCGGGTGGTGCGACCTACGACCATTCCGGCTCGTTGGCGAACGTCGATGCCACCAACGACAAGCTGACGGCTGCAACCGTGTCGCTGATGAAGCGCATGGCCAAGACCGCCGATCCGCACATCCGTCCGATGCGCGTCAACGATGGCAAGGGCCGCGAATACTACGTCCTGTTCGCCGGTTCGCTGCCGTTCCGCGACCTGAAAGAGGACTCCACGATGGCGCAGGCCAACCGTGAAGCCCGTGCGCGCGGTATCGGAGATCATCCGATCTTCCAGGATGGCGACCTCATTTATGATGGCGTCATTGTCCGCGAGATCCCGGAGATTCCGGTTCTTTCCGGTGTCGGCGCATCGTCCATCGACGTTGGGCAGGTGTTCTTCTGCGGCGCGCAGGCCATTGGCGTTGCGTGGGGCCAGGAGCCGAAATCGACCACCGAGGTCCGCGATTACAACTTCTATCGCGGTGTCGGCATCGAGGAGGCTCGCGGCGTTGAGAAGCTGGTCTTCAACAGCGTCGATCACGGTGTTCTCACCGGCCACTTCGCCGCTGTGGCGGATGCGTAATGAAACTTGGGGAGGCTTCCGGGCCTCCCCTTCCTGCCTTTCGGTGATGACATGAAATTCAAGTATATCGGACCAGACGCAGAAATCACGCTGCGCGACGTGACATTCCCCAAGGGCAAACCTGTTGACCTCTCCGATAAGCTGGAATTGGCCGTCAAGGTCTCGGTTCTGGATTACTTCGCAGAGGTGAAGCCGAGGAAGCGGAAGAATGACTAAAACCAGCACGGACGTTGTGAGCGAGGCGCTGCGCCGGATTCGCGTTCTGGGCGTTGGCGACACCCCAGCGGGTGATGACGCGACGACCGGAAAGGACGCGCTGGATGCCTTGTTTGCCGAGTTGAATGCCGAGCCGCACGCGATGGGGTTCACATGGACTGTGGAAACCGTGCCTGACGCCATTTTCCGGCCCCTAGCGTGGCTTCTGGCTGTTGACCTTGCACAGACCTACCAGGAGCAGGCAGAGCCACGGTCGCGTGCCATGATGCGCCTGCGCGCCTATGCGTTCCCGGACGACCGGGATGACCGGCGTGACCTTGATGACGATGGCACTGTGACGGCTGCGGAGATTGCGGCGTCGGAGCGCGGGGCGTTCTTCTGATGGATTTCTTTTCCCGTCCAATGACCTCTGGGCCGGATGATTACCCGATCGGCGTGGATGAACTCGGCAACGTGATGTATGCCACGCCGATGGGTGACACCTACACGCTGCGGCAGCAGGCGGCGCCACAGGGCAGCGTGGTCAGGTCTGCACTCAGCGCGCTACGGGAAGACCCGGTTGGCGTGGCGACGAACGTGCTGAGAGGCGCCGCCGAGGGCGTCTGGCAAGGCATTAGCGCACCTGGCCGGGCCTTGGCGGGCGAACCGGTGACATACGGCGACGTTGCCGCGACTGCGATGGATTGGGCGGCTCCTGCGGCTGCGATGCGGGCGCCCGAAGGCGCGCTGCGGGCGGGGAGTGTCCGCGCTTACCACGGTTCTCCGCACGACTTCGACCAATTCAGCATGGACAAGATCGGCACGGGCGAGGGCGCGCAGGC